ATCCACAATCAGTTGTATGTTGGGAAATTTTGTTTTTATTTGATTTACAATTCTTTGATTAAAACTCCAATCAGGAGTCCAAGATTTATGTTCTGGTGTTATGAACAGCAAGAAACTGTCTACACCTTTGTCTATGTCTTTTTGAATTCTGTCTTCTATTAAGGATTCGGACCAACTGCTGTTATCAGCACCTAATCCAGCCGTTTCTGTTCTGCCTTTTTCGTTGACAAACAATGGCTGGATTAAGTCCATATGATTACTTCTCTTCTTTTTTAGGAAGTGCCGCACACTGTTCTTCGTCTGCTGGCAGACCAGTGTTTTTATCATAGATCCAAACATACGAATAAGTGATGTTGTCATCAGTCATTGAACATTTTTTTCCAAATGACACTTTTGGTTCTTTAAGAGAACAAGCAGATACTATGAAGAAAGATAATATTATTATTGCAATACTTTTCATTTTAGTCCTTGTTAGTGTTTCCTCGTTAATTATACTACATTTTGGTATAAAAGTCAAGTCCTGAACATTCAGTCAATAAAAAAGGGGGCCGAAGCCCCCTTTAATATGTAAGTGTTTACTGTTGATTATGCAAACGAAATGTTTGACATAGTAACTTTACCAACATAGTCCCCAGCATTTCCTAGTGAAGATGCTGTGTTGTTTAACTCTACATAACCATATCTAGTCATGAAAGAAACAACTGGTTCAAAAGTTGATGGGTCAAGCACAACACCGCTAGACATTAACGGAATGTATGGGCAATAGAACGCCGCCGCATCTGCTTCAGATGAGCCTTTGTATCCTACCAATACAGACGTATCGTCTGCCGCATATGTGTCAACATATACTTTCATTGCACTGTTTAAAGTTCCAACCATCTTTTGGTTAGTTGGTGCTTCAAAAGAACCTTCAGTTGTTCTTGCGAACGCTGAAGTTGTTGCAGATTGAAGTACAGTTAAAGCCTGTGGTGATACCACAGCCCAGTTTCCTGCGCCTCTTCTTGTTCTTTGTGCAATTTTATTTGCTGTTCTGTTGATTAACACAGCCAATGCCGCATGTTCATCGCCTACAAAAGTTGCAGTTCCTGATACAGCCGCTTGGTTAAATGTTTCTTCATCAGCCGCTAAAGCTCTTAATGAGTTGATGACTTCTTGGTCGATTTCAGCAGTAATTTCTTGTGCTAATGCCGCCATGATTTCAGCCTCTACATCAATACCTTGTTGAGCTTGTGCGTCTTGAGCAGATTCAAATGTCCATCTTGCTTGTAACTTTCTGCTTTTTGCTTCAACAGTTTGTTTCAAGATTTGGATTGACATTGCTCTACCACCACTTCCTTCTTTAGTGGCTGTTGCGTCTGCATTACCATTTGGATCTGCTACATCGTTACCTGAATAACCTTGTGCAATTGCAAATGGTGATAATGCTTCAGCCCCTGCCGCTAGTCCGCCGCCTGATGTTGCCGCTTCTGCATATCTTACTCTTAGTGTGTGGATTTGTCCAACTGGGCCAGTCATTGGTTGTACTCCAACCAATTCGTTAGCAATTACAGTAGGCATAACCCTTCTGATCACGGGTAGGATCACTCTGTTTAGAGTTGCAACGTTACCGGCAGATGTAGCACCTGCTGTTGCCGACTCTGAAAGATACTGTCTAGTATTTTCCAAAGTTGTAGCCATAACTGCTTTTTTATTTCCAGTTAGGCCTTCTAGTAACGCACTCTTTGTATCCTGCCAGCGAGTTTCTGTTAGTTCTGACATTGTGTTTTTCTCCTTTGTTTTTTATATACCAGCAAGTCTTCTAATATCAACGATGTTGCTATTGAATTGACTGCTGTTTACAATGTTAATTTGTTTATCGCCTGTTACTTCTGTGCCTTCATTTATAGCCTGTTTTTTCGCTGGAGTCCTACCGTTTAGAACAGATGGTATGTACTTTTCGAATTGCTTTCGTAAAGCACCCGTCTGCACACTCTCCAGTAGATTGTTCATTATTTCTTTTTGTTCTGTGTTCAATGGGTGTGTTAACTCATTGATTACGTTACTTCTCTCTGCCGCTTCTTTAATTGTAGCAATTTCTAATTCTTTTGCTTCAATTACTTTTTGCTTCTCATTGACAGTCTTCATCGCTTCTTCTGCCTGTAGTTTCGAAATGTCCACTACCTTCATAAGTTTTGCTGTTTCACTTTTTTCATTCAAGAACGATTGTGAATATTCTTGTTGATAAGATTCAAACAGTCTGCGACCAAAGTCGTTTTTGCGAGCCGCTTCAATGTCTTCTTTTAATGAACTGATCTCTGACTTAAGAGTTTTGCTCACTATTTCTGACACTTTACTAGCACCTTTTTTCACAAAGTTACTTCTAACTTTTTCAAAATGTGCTTTTGCTTCTCTGATAAGACGTACTTTTGTTTCAGCAACGTCTTGTTTGTCTTTTTGAAATTCTGCAATTTCTTTAGACAGAGCTTCTACCACAAATTCCTCAAGTTTGACAAAATTTTCTGCCATAACTTTTTGGTCTGCGTATAGTTCAGCAACTTCGCCTTTAAGTTTTTCAAAAACAAACGATTTTAACTTTTCTGCGTGTTCACCGATTTGAGTAGCATACTTAACTCTCTCTTCAGCAAGTGCTTTCTTGTCGTCTGCGAACTCTGCCATTTCTGCTTCGAGTCTTTCAGATACCATTTTATCAACAGCGTCTGTTAAATTTGCTTTGTCGTGTTCATACTTCTCTGCAAATTCTTTACGAAGATCAGCAGTGGCAGAAAGTTTGTTTTCTTCAACTTTCTGGTTCCATGCGGATTCTATTTCTGCTCTGATCTCTTCGGAAATACCGTTATTTTCAAAAAGTGATTTCAGTGCTTCTAACATTCTTTTTCTCCTATTTAGATTGGAGTTTTCCAATTATGTTTATTAGTTGTTCTTTTAGATATTTTTGTGCCTTTGTGTCCCTTGCTGAGTTAAATGCTTTTAAACCACCCTTTGTGTTCATTAGATGCTCGTATATTGGCTCAGGATATGCTCCCGGTGCCGATGGTTGTGCAACGATATCTACTGTGATGATTTCAAAATCTGATACATGTCCGGATCCGTCTTCTTTAACATTACCGGAACCCCTACTGGACACACCAAGTTTAACTCCGCTTTCCAGCATTGTTTTAACTAGTTGTCCCATAGGAGTCGGTAACACTTTTAATTTTCCGTATCCGTTTGGTCCGTCCATCCACATTTCATTTACCATGTGGCTGACACGGTCAAGGTTAATATTAAGTCCTTCAGGATGATCCACTTCGCCCAACACCGAGTATCCACCAGTGACTTGATCGTTAAGTGTGCTGACAGCCCTCTGGATTTCGTTAACAGGATACACTCTCTGGTTGGCGTTTTTAACACCTCCCTGAATGCAGATTCCCTTCATGTAAAGGGATTTACCGTTGTGTTCGTCCTTAGTCTCAACGACTATTCCCGCCTGGTCAAAAGTCAGCGTCTCACGTAATGATAACATCCGTTTTCCTTATACTACCTTATTAACTGCCAATTATCGACTTTGCAGAAGTATCATCTTCTGTGCTAGTCTTGGCCTTTGGTGCCGCAACAGGTTTTACTTTAGCGCCTGGTACATTAATGTTACCTGCGTTGTCTTCTTTTGGAGCAGGTGCTTTACCACCTGTTTCCTCACCGCCTTTAGCGATGTTAGAAGCCGTTCCGCCCATATCATTTTTGCCAGCAACTGGTGATTTAGAGTTATCTGAACCATCTGTATGCGTTACGCCTACTTTGTTCACATATTCTCTAATTTCTTCACTTGCTGTTTTTGGCACTGCTGTTTCTACTGCTGGTTGTTCACCAAGTTCAGGAGCAACTGCGATTGCAGTTTCACCTTCTGCTGATTGATCTACAAAGGCTTCGTCTTCTTTTTCTTCGCCGTTGTCTTCTGCGTCGTCGCCTTCTGCGTCGTCGCTTTTGTCCTCATCGCCCATCATTTTTTCAAATTCGGCTTTAAGGTCATCAATAGCATCTTCTAGGTCAACTACTCTGTCTTCGATTTCTTCTTCACCTTTTTCAGAGTCGTCGCCGTTATCTTCATCACCTGTAGGTGCTGGCATTCCGATGTCAGCAACCATATCGTCTGTTGCGTCTCCACCGTGTGCTTCTACTGGTGCAATTTCTGTGTTTTCGATATCTAATAAAGATTCGTCTGTTGTTTCTTCATCTTTTGATGCTTCATCAACTGCATCATCTTCTTTAGACTCATCTTTTGATGCTTCGTCAACTGCGTCGTCATCTTTTTTAGATTCGTCTTCTTTTGAAGTTTCTTCTACTTCGATATCTTTGATATCATTTTCTAAAAGACCTTCATAGATTGATCTTGATTTTTCCACAACGATATTATGGAAAATTTCTTCTGCCGCTGTTTTATCGTCAGCGACTAATTTTTCAAGCATTTGCTCGAATTTGCTTTTATCTGACATTGTTTTCTCCTATTAACTGTTAATGGTAACCATAAACATTGTCTATGGTAAGACTGTCATGTATTATTTAACAAATAGGTATAAAAACGGGTAGATAATGGTCCGATATGGACTTGTTTGACGCAGATTCTACAAATGAAAGCGTCTTTTAAATTCTTGCACTGTGATTTCACTATAATTTGTGAACTTCTTAAGGTCTTTGGCCTCAAACACACTAGTGCCTTCTGGTACTACTCGTATATATCTCTTTAGTGGATTTTTCTGTAGGATAATGCTGGTTTGTCTGTTCCAATTGCCGTGGTATGTGGCAGTGTCTGCATTCTTTTTGTAGTTGGGTGTGTCGCCAAATATGTTGTTCAACTTGCCTTCACTGGTGCCTGTGAAGTCGAAACCCAATAAAAATATCAATGGATGCATGTTTTTAGATGCCAACCACAGTGCTGTGGGTCCAGATGACCATCCTAGACTGGGTTCAAAAAAGTTTAACCCTGGATACTTTTTATATGCTCTGTTTGGATTGGTCCACACAGGAATTTTCAACTGAGCACCTGCTGTGCAGATTTCATTGATCATTTTGGCATCCACTGCCACTAGATAGTTGGGAGTGTATGTTCTATAAACAGCATTGCAGGCATATACTTTGCCAAATTGTTGTAAAGGGTCTAAAGGAATTGGTTTACGACTGAGACCATTGCCTAATACAAAAGCAATAGACATTTATTACATTTCCGGTTGGTTGGCGTACATCTGCCTCACAAATTCCAACTCTTTTTCTTGTTCTTCTTTGTGGAATTCTCCGGCTTTTCTTGCTTTGTTGATCTGTTTCAACGAAAGTCTAGTTTTACGTGTGTCACCCAATGACATCACAGACTGGTCTTCTGAAGCATCATACTGTTTCTGCTCTCCAGGCTCTGTTGTGATTTGATCGTAATAAAAAAGTTCACGTAATATCATAAAATTATTTATACCTATGTGTTGGAAGTTGGTGTTCCGCCACCTGGTGCTCCTGCTGGCGATGGTGCTTCCTCTTCTCCTGGAGCAGTTGGATCTTCTGTTGGCTCTGCCGCATCTAAATCTGCTTGTATACCTGCTGTGCTGACTCCTGCACTTCTTAATTCAGTTGCTGAAGTGGTTGGTTTACCTGACATAGTTTCATCATTTTCTTCTCTCCACATTCTTTCGTTTTCTGCCATCTCTTCTGGGGATAATCCTAAGAATCTTGACAGAGCATAACGTTTGCTTACAAACGGCACTGTTGCTATTTGTGAGTATGTGGAAATTCTGTTGTTGTCTACTTCTGCTTGTCTGTAAGAAGCAAAGTTCATTGGCGGCTGAAACTTGATATCAAACATTGCTATATCAATATTCACACCTTTTTCTAATAGATACCGTTTAAACTCTTGATTGAATTCGTCTGATACTAAATTTTGTAGTCTTTCACAGTATTTGTTAAATCTTAATTCTTGAATGTATGCTGTTCCCACTCTACCATCGTTGAAACTGCTTTGAGAATCATCTGCACCTGTTGGCAAATATGAACTGGGAATTCTTAAACCTCTTAACAATTTGTTTGTGAAGTACTTCAAGTCATCAATTTCTCCTAGGTTTGTACCACCCGGTAATGTTTCTACTTTAGATCCTCTTCCTTCTGCTGTTTGCGGAAAGAAATAGTCTTCATTAATCGATAGTGGATTGTATGCAGAGTCCACAACATTTGCTCCACCACCTGTGGATGAAGGAATACGTCTTTGATGGATTTCAGTCTTAACTCGTTCCACAAATTGCATTGCCAAATGACTTGGCATATTACCTACATCGATGTAAAACACTCTTCTTTCAGGTGCTCTTTGTACTCTGTAGATTATGATTGCGTCTTCTAATAATTCTTTTTGTTTGTAAACTTTAAAAATACTCTCCAACAGTGAATTACCAAATGGATAGTTGTTGTCCAGTCCTTCTGATAAACTTAAATGCACAACGTGTTCTGCATCAACAGAAATTTCTCTTTGTCCTGTGCCAAATCTTGTTCCTGGAGAGTCTTGATTCACACTTCCGCCAGTTGCTCCTCTTACTCCGCCAGTCAAATATCCTGAGCCGCCACCTGTTACATTGCCTGTTGTCTGATGAGGTGTTGTTGCCACAAGATTTTTAAAATTAAAGTTAATATCTTTTATAACATATTGCTCAGGAATTTTACCTGTGCTTTCGTTTACAATTATTTTAGTTACTTTTGATGGATCAACATGAAACATTTTCTTTGTTTCTGGATCTCTAATAAAAAATGCATCACCATACTTGAACACATTACGCAGGATCTTAAACACACGTTTAGAAAAATCGTTCATTTTGCACCATTGGTGCAGATATTGTTCTATGATTTGTATTTCTGTGTTGGTTGCTTTCTGATTGTATTCAAATTTAAAAGGTGTGTTGTTTTGTGTGTTGTTTTGTGTGCAAAATTCTGCTAGGATATCCAATGCGGCATTCACTTCTGAATCCATATCCATCACATTGTATTGTCCGTAACGTTCAACTCTGTTAGGTGCACCGCTGTAAACATCTGGAAGAAATGATGAGTAATTTGTTTTGGCTGGTCCAGCCGTTCCACCTTTTCCACCCAATGGTGAATTCATTCCGCTTGTACCATTACCGAGTGGCACTTCTGTAAAATATTTTTTCCAACTCATTATACTGTATCTGTCATTTCTGTTGTTGCTTGAGATGTTATTCTGCTGTAACGATTGTTATCACTCATTGCCATCAAAATTTGTTCCATAGTGTTATTTAACTGATCCAATTTATCTCCTGTTGTGGATGCGGATGCTGTTGTTGTTCCCATCATTCCACTTCTTAAACTTGTCATTGCCGTTCCTAAATTTTCTATACTGTTAGCATACATGTCTATTTTGCTTTTGTCAAGCTCATCTAGTGTTTTATTCAAGTTTTTGGCAAAGTTTTCTGATCCTCCACCGAAAATCCTGCTCATAAAGCCACCAACAGTACCGACGGCACTGCCTGCTCCCATGGCAACCATTGCGCCTGACAGAGCCAAAGTGCCTTTGGCAACCTGTACTAAATTACCGCCATCCACTTCACCTACACTTTTTAATCCATCAGCAAACTTTGTTAATGCTCCGCCCATTAAGAAAGTTGCCGCGGCAACACCTGCTCCTATTGCCGTGATTGCCAATCCTAAATTCGCCGCACCTAGTAGAGTCGCTGGATTTGCCATTGCTGTCAAACCACTTGCTAATCCTTTTAATCCGCCACCCATGCCGGCTAGTAAACCTCCACCGCCTGCACCAGTTTTTCCTAAAATAGATTTCGTTCCACCTCCCGGTCCGCCTCCTGTTAGATAACTTGAAACTCCTGTGACGGCTTTCTTGGCGGCAAATGCAGTCAATGCCGCCGCCGCTAGACCTACCGCAATGTATAGTCCTCCCATTGCCACTTTGCCAGTTGTTGACAACTCATCGAACCAATCGTTAAATTTCGTTCCTAAATCATTTAATGTGGTTGCAATAAAAGATTTAGGACCAATTATGCTTGCCAAGCCACCTATAATAATATCAACTCCTTGTTGGAATGGAGTCAATAATTTTTGAAATTTTGAACGCAAGTTTTCACTGGCATTCTGAAATTGTTTTGCACCTTTAGTGCTTGCCGCTCTTGCTTCTTGTTCTGCTATGATGGCACTTGTACTTTGTCCTAAGAATTTTCTAAATTTTACAGAATCTGCCGCAACATTGAAAAATTCATTGCCCACACCTAGTTGAGTAGCAATTAATTTTTTCTGACCTGCGTCCATGTTGGCAATGCTTTCACCGTTACGTGCCAGTGCTTGAATGAACTGATCACTTGCGCCAGGCACACCATCTCTCAATGCCGACACTGCTTCACGCACACCTTCCACAGCAAATATACCAACTTGTTCTCCACCTTCTGGAAATCCTTTTGCTAACAATCCTGTAACAGCACTCACCATTTCTGGTGCCGCCGCTTTGACCCTTACCATGGTTGCTTCTATTTCACTGTTTGAAATCAAACGCAACTCTCTAGCATCTGCCACTGCTTGTAATTCATCTTTCACTTGATCTCTTTGCAATCCAGTCAATCTTGACAATTGGTCCAATCTCAATAGATATTCTTGCGAGCCTGCAACCAACTGTGAATTACTCATTGATTGAGATCTACCCAGAGTAGTCTGTAAGTCTAGATAATCAGCAAAGCCTTCTGTGATGTCTTCCATAGAAAATCCAAGACCTGCGATTGTTTTTCTGAAATCACTCTGTAATAGTGATGTCATTATTGTGTTGAATCTTCTTGCACCTTCGTTTGCACTACCGCCAAAACCAGCAAGTGATGTGTTGGCACTCATTAATGCCTGGGCTAATCTTGTCATGTCTATTCCGGCGTCGCCTGCTATACGTCTGAAATCGCTGACTGTTTGTGTTGTGTTGGCTCCTATCTCTGCCAAGTTTCTGAAAGTGTCAACGTTTTCAAATACTCTTGCCGCTAGGTCGGCTGTGAATTGTAAAAATACTTTGTTTAATCCTGTGGTGCTTTGTGATAGAACACCAAATCCACCAACCAATCCGTCTGCACCTTTGGTTAATGATTCAAAGCCGGCTCCTGCCGCACCTAAAACTTTTTTGAATACAACAACTGATTTGCTGGTTTTCTTGGTTTCTTCTGTGAACTCACGTTGAGCACCACTGTTACTGCTACCGCCGCCAGACCCACCCAAAGCCTTCAGTATTTTTTTGGCAGTGTCTTCGCTGGCAATTCCCCCATTGCCATCTGTTTTTTCTAAAAGTTCTTCAATCGTCATTGCCATTATGTAATACCAAAATCCTTGTTACTTGTATTTAATGCCAATCATTAAGTACGCACTTATCTATCATTACTAAATATGTGTATATTAAGAATAACATAATTTAAGTTTTTTAGTATTTATGGAGAACAAAATGACAGATTCACAACCAGGACAGAATGTAAATCCTTTAAAGAAGTATTACAGACAGCCCAAGCAGTTTGTAAAATTGCCAAGTGGTTATAAATTCTATTCTGAAGGATCTATTCAAGTTCCTGAATCAGGAGAAGTTGCTGTGTATCCTATGACAGCCAAAGACGAACTGTTGTTAAAAACTCCAGACGCTTTGCTGAATGGCGAAGCAACAGTATCAGTGATACAGAGTTGTATACCATCAATTAAGAATGCATGGGAAATGCCTTCGATAGATTGCGATGCGGCATTGATGACTATCAGAATGGCCACATACGGAACCAGCATGACTGTGGCAATCAAAGTGCCAGGCACATCAATTGAAAAAGACTTAGTATTAAATTTACAGGATAGTTTGTCTTCAATCTTGTCAGCACAATACAATGATACATTTTTTTACCAAAACATGGAAGTAAAAACAAAACCTTTAACCTACAAAGAGTTCACTCATAGTGCAATTCAAACATTCGAACAGCAAAGAATTCAAAAGATTGTGGATGATACAGAAATGAATGATGAGGAAAAAATAGCACAGTTCCAAAAAACTTTTAAAAAATTAACCAATTTAAGTATAGGCATGGTGGCTAACACAATAGCATCAATCACTGTGGATGGCGAGACTGTATCAGATATAAAACAAATCGCAGAGTTTTTGGATAATACTGACAAACAATTTTTCAGTTCCATTATGGAGCATTTAGAAAAAAATAGAGAAGCATTTCAATTAAAACCTCAAAAAGCAACTTCCACAGAAGAAGAAATTAAGAACGGAGCACCTGCCGAATACACAATACCTATAGCATTTGATTCAGCAAATTTTTTCGTATAAAGATCGCAACACTGCCGAGTTCTGACATTATCAAACTCACAACAGATATGGAAGGCGAAATCAAAAATTTCAAATCTGATCTATTCAAATTGGCATGGTTCATGCGTGGATCGATTACACTAGATGAAATGTATGCCACCTGCCATGAAGATAGAGAAGTGATGGGCGGCGTGATCAAAGAAAACCTAGACACTGCCAAAAAAACAGGACAACCGTTCTTTTAACACATCACACACTATATAAAGTATAAAAAAATACA